CGAAAAGACCCTTTATGGAAAATTCGACTATACCTTTCTGGATAGCGAAAATTACATGAAGGATGGAAGACTCGTCCTATCGGTAAGGTCGAAATCTCGTGTCGGAATCGACATGTCGACTCTACTGGTAGCGTATATCATATCGAACGGGTTAGGGCTAGCGCCCACACTCGAACGGCTATGGAATACGATGCCTTTTAGCTTCGTTGTCGATTGGTTCATCTCTATGGACAAGCGCCTCGGTGCTGTGGATTCCCAGAGACTCTGGTTGAGTGTCCGTTCCTTATGGAACTTATACTCTTACAAAGTTATTTGGTACCCTAGCAGCGAGCTTCTCCTCTCTTACGATTTAGCGTCGTCTGAGGATGAACCCTTTGGCATATCGGTGTATGAGAGGGAAATTACCTACCATCCACCAAGACTCAGTGAGTCGAAATTCGACTTTCTGAGACCAGCTCGTGGTCCGGATATCCTGACCGCAGGCTCATTGTTATGGCAGATTCTGTCATAACCCAACATTTGTTGGCTTCGCTTTTAAGCGTTGAAAGCCCCGGCCTATATAGATAGGCTGTATTTCATTCTCGTCGAAAGGACGGAATAAAATGACTACCACTTTGGCTAATATGCCTAGTACTCCCACCGATGTCGCTGTTAAGTTCCTCGATCAATCGAAAGTGGAACTGCAACAGATGATTCCATTGAATGACGGCAGACGTGCACAATATGTGTACAATGACGGCAATCTACAGGATCGTACGCTCATTAGCGTACAGACCCAGTGGGATCAGAAACTGTTGCGTTTTCGCAGCAGCATCCAGTTGACCACCGATGAGGTGGTTACTGACGAAGATGACGTTGAAACGGGCCGCGAGCCGGTCCAGGTAACCATTACCTGGGTCCACTCGGGGTACGCTAAAGACGTTCCTGCCCTGATGTCGATGATTGGCACGGCATTCAGCCTGTGCTTCAACGGTGTCACGAGCAAGGTCCCCAATACAGGGACTCTTCAGGCCATCAGCCGTGGTTTACTCCACGACCTGTTTGGCTAGGTGAGGTACAAAGGGGCGCTTGTGCGCCTCGCGGGTGGTGCTCTTAGCCTCTCAGCTAAGGACATCACTCTTCTTCGTGATTTTGAGTACGGCAACAATGAGGACTTTCTCAGGGTCTTTATATTGTCGTACCTAAAACTTCTCGATGATAGTCCACTTCTCCCTGTTAAACCTAGGTCGGTCTACATTAGTTTCCTTAAAAAGTTAACTAATGAAGATCTTCGCAAGGTGATCAAGGAGTTTTCCAGTTTCTCTGACGAGATACTCAGTAATGAGTATATGTCAGGGAGTGACTCTTCAACAAGAGTCTTCCACCCGTTCATGATAAAAACTCCGGTCTTTAAGGAGTATCATGCTTGGATTAGAACTGGACAACCTGAGTTGCTTAAGTATGTGCTGAGTTTCCTCCGTTTTGGGAAGAAGCTTGCATATACCGACAGCAATCTCGACGCCACCGCATTTCGCGGATGGCAAGAGGTTGAAGACGGTCTGTCGTCTCTAACTTTTCAAAGCAATGATGTTCAATCCTTAAAGAACATCATCGCAGAGATATTGCCAGGCCCACCCATCGACCAACTCTTGCCCCGTTTTGGGCCAGGGAAGGTTGCTGAACGGTCTGTGCGCGATGTCTATGATAAGCTGGACCAGCTTACCTACACATCAAAGTTAGAGTACACCTTCCTGAGGGAAAGACCCTTCAGGTCAGCGGAGATGGGATTCTGTAAAGAAGCCCACCCGATAAACGAGAAGGACAACAGCCTGGACGTTGCGAGATTGAAATTTGTCCCTAAAGACATCTCGAAATCTCGATCCATCTGCATGGAACCTAACGGTTACATGTACTTCCAACAGGAAGTAAAAAGGTGGATCTATAACGCCATGGGGTCCGGTCTCATCAGCAGGTTTGTTACACTGCAGGATCAGAGACCGAACCAGGAAGCCTGTATTCACGGGAGCCTCTATGGCTCTAGTGATACAATCGACCTCAGTTCCGCTTCTGACTCCGTGCATATAGATCTAGTTAGGAAGGTTTTTTCACCTTCTTGGCTGTTCTATTTGCTCGGATCACGCTCCTCGCGGGTTGAGATACCCGATGGTAGCGTGGTCAAAATGAATAAGTTTGCACCTATGGGATCAGCTTTATGCTTTCCCGTCCAGTGCATAATATTCACGGCGGTCTGCTTGTATGAGTACGCAAGCAGAGTCCACGGAAAGAACACCGGAGAGTGGGTTTGCGACGCCGAGGCTTTGCGCTTGACTATGCGCAACCTCTATCGCCGCAGATCAGCTCAGACGCCGTTTGGTAAACGGTATGAGCCTCCGGTGGTTTTTGGTGACGATATCATTTGTGACTCGAGAGTCACCGATGCGCTCGTCACTACTCTATCTCGCCTTGGCTTTCGTGTGAACGTGTCCAAATCGTTCACAGGCTCGCAGTCATTTCGCGAATCATGCGGGGTGTATGCGTACGAGGGTCAGGACGTAACTCCTGTAATGTTCCGGCTACCTTTCTTCCGGAGAGGAAAGCTGGACGCGTCGGTATATACCTCCTTAATCGAAGGTATTAACCAGATGAGAGGCCATGGTTATCACCATGTCGCGTCTTTTTGGTTGTCGATACTGAAGGGTTGCGAGTTTAAATACCCGCTACCATTCACGACAGACCCCGATGGGTTTGGTATCTTTACGCTAGTCAAGCATAAGGTACCGGGCCGTTACCTCATATACGATGCAAATTTGCAGACATATTTTGAGGAATACCAGGGTATTGGTCCGAGGAAGCAGAAGCTCAAAGAGCCCGAAAGGCTCGACGAGTATCGGCTGGACCAATGGTGGAGAAGCAGAATACGTGGGGGATCCACTTCTCTCGAATTTGGGAGGAGTCTACGTGTTCGGCCACAGGAAACGTGGCTCGCGCCGGTATGGGCACGGTGC